GGCTTTCGCTACAGGCCTTTTCAATTTGGCAGGTCCCTAATACTTTAGGCGTTGAACCCCGTATCGATTTAGGAAACAACGACAGTTCAACACGGGTGTCACCTAACGATGTCGCATTACCTTCGTGTTCGATTGACTCATCAAAACCGGCTAACTCATCGTAAATAACATCATCGGTTGAAATCTCACGGTAGTTTGCCGCGGCAGTACCACCACGCACCATTAAGGTTTTACCATTGGTAAAAATTTTATCTTCTAAGGTGCTGTCTTTATGTTTGCGACCAATCCACGGCGCTAAGGCTTTCCAAATCGGCATGTCACGTATGGCCGTTTCAACGTGTTTTTTCATAAACGTTTTGGCGGCACCGTCACGCGGCTGGTATATCAGCACGTTACGTTTTTTGTGTTCTATCTTGTAACCCGCATTGGCCATCAGCATTTTGGTGTAACCCACACGCGCCGACTTCATAATGTTCAGCGTGGTAATTTGGTCGTTACCCATGGCATTTAATATACCGATTTGAAACGGTAAGCTTTCCCATTTACCTTCGGTGTAAGACGATTCAGACGACATATAAAAATGCGTGTCGGCGTATTCACTACAGGTCAACATAGGTGGACGATAAAACGATTTAAGGCCAGCAGCGACAGCAGCTTTCAGATTGTTAATCTGTGCTTCTGATATATTCATCTAATAAATCCTCAATACCGTTGGCCAGCTCTGCGGCGGTGTTTTGGCTTTTAATCACTTCGGCGCGAATAGCGTCAATGGTGCGTTCGGGCATGTCGGGGAATTTACGTTTTACACGAATGTGAATTTGGTCCAGCACTGGCGATATTTGCGCGGCTATGCGACTCAGCACAAACGAGCAAAACGTCACCTCAACCACTTCTTTGCCGTCTTTTTCGTTTTTAAGCTCTTGGCCGTAGGCTTGCGCTTTGATTAAGCGGTAACGCTCAAACTCGATGTTGGGCTTGTCGTTATCTTCGGGCGTTGGATTGCTTACATGTTTTTTGCGCTCATTGGCTACTCGGTTACCCACCACGTCGCTCATGGTGTACAGGCACTCACGGCCTTTTTTGCTGTGTATTGGCACATCCCATTTATCGAATGCTTGGGTACTAATACCCAAACTTTTGCACAGGTCGGTTTTGTTCAGTAGCACTGGCTCGGCGTCGGGTGTTTGAATACGTGCCATTAGCTAGTCCTTGTGAATATCGTCTAACACATGGCTACATCGTTCTTGTTCAATATGCTGCAATTGTTTAAGCAACACCTGCTCTTGCAGCGCTTGTATTCTGGCTTCACGCTCACTTTTTAATGTCGCACGCTGGCGCTGGCGGTCTTTATAAAACCAGTTAATAAACGCGGTAAACACAGCACACAACACGCCGACTACAACACCAATATCCATATCGTTCACATAACTGCCAGCAGCGGTAAAAAACGAAGCAATGTAAGACAATAACGAGGTGAGTTTTGCACTAAGGTCAGTCGTTATGCTCATATTGTTGCCGCCATTGTTGTAGGCGCTGCATGTTTGCATTACAAGTTGCTAGCGCATTGGTTTGAGTAAGGGAATGATTCAGTAAATCCAGATTTGAGAACCCAATAAAACGTGGGCTATCACAAAGATCAAGCCAATCAGGGGGCGGTAACACATAAACCGTTTTGGTCTGTGTCACCACTTTGACAATCGGTTTGCTTGAGCAGCTGCACAGCATCACTAGGCAAATCAGTATTAGCCCAAGTTTTAGTTGGCTCATGGTTTGAAGTCCTTAGCTGATTAGCACGTTCTAATTTGTGATCTAATGTCGATTGGAGATCGGCTACTTGCTTGCGGTGCGAGGTGTTTAGCCCCGTGATAATGCGGTGATCACGTTCGAGCATTTTAATCCGTTCGTCTTTGTTAGCGTTGCTGCTCAGTAACGCATCCACGCTAACTTGCGATTGCAGTAAATCATGCGTTAACGTTTTATTCTTGGCTTTAAGTGAGTTCATGCCTAACGCCCCAAAACCAACTACCGTGGCTAAAATGATGACAATGCATAGCAGCACTGTGGTTTTAAAGTCATTAAACATTACAAGTCCCTCAAACAATAACGCCGCTCATTTGAGCGGCGTATTATTAAGCCTGGTAACTTTTTCTTTTTGGCGTAAACCCACCGTAGCAACTCATTACATGCACCAACGCGGTCACCTGCCCACAACTTTTTACGCAGCGTAGAAGCCCCAAAAGCCTCGGCTCCTATGTTGTAAATAAAACTCAGGTAAGCAATGTGTTCACCCTCGCTTAATGGCGGGGTGAGTTTAAGCAGTTCACGGTCAAAGCTTTTAAGGCTAGTAGCCAGCATGTCTAAGCACTGCTGGTTAGTGAACACAATGCCAAGCTTTATGTTATGGCCAGTTTGGCCAAAACAGGCCGTTTTAATACCGGCAGGGTCAATATAGGTACGTAATACTTCACCTTCACCCGTGGCAACTAAAACACCGCCAGTAAGAATGGCACCAGTAAACCCCAGCGCCATAAGCCTTGTTTTAATATTCATGCAGCACCTGGTAAATATGAGCAAAAAAAAGGGCTCCAATACAGGAGCCCAACGGCGAAGGTCTAACGAGAGAGAACGCAAAAAGGAACTAGAGAGGAAGCAAAGCCAGTTACGCAGTGGTATCAAGCTTATATAAACTGTAGCTGTTTTTAGGGGTAAAAATACGCCATATATGGCGTGTTTTACGCCACATATGGCGTTGGTAGAATTGGCTTTGTGTGATATGTAAAACCGATAACTTCTAGGTTTGATTTAAAAGTTAGATCACTATTGGAACTTTTTTAAATATCTAGAAAAAACCCAACCAGTTACTTTCACACCTGTATCAGGTTCACTCCATTCAACTAAGGTCCAATTTTTTTTCTTTTCGATGACCAATATTGCTGATGAAAAATATAAATACCCTATTATTTCTGCTTTTTGAGACGGCGAGGATCTAACATTTAAAATATCTGCAGAAACATATCTAAATGAGCTTAGGGAATTTTTATTATCTATGGATGAATTTACCGTTGATTTTAACTCTTTGACTATCGCCCTTTTATCACTATTCAAATACGTTTTGATTTTATGGTCTACAATAGGATTAATAACTGATGACAAAATAAGCAATATTAACGGGAAAATAAACCACATTAATAGTTTTTGAGTCCATGGATCTCTTTGTAACTGAATTTCATTAATTAACTTATTAATTGACTCTTCTAAAGAGTTTGATGTATTTAATGACGCATTATGAACAATTTGGACTGATAAGCTTTGTAACTCTTCAGTTACTATTCGCTTAGAATCAAGCGACATACCTCCTTGTGAATCAACTTTAAGACTATCTTGAACTTCAAGTGCGGCACTTTTTATCAATTCAAACGATAAGTTATTAGTAAATAAATTTTCTATATATTTTTGCGGGTTTGAAATCTTAGCTAGCATCTCACGATATTCTTTCATCGGATCTGAAATCTTAGCGATCATCTCACGATATTCTTTCATCGGGTCTGAAATCTTAGCGATCATCTCACGATATTCTTTCATCGGGTCTGAAATCTTAGCCATCATCTCGCGGTGTTCTTTCATCGGGTCTGAAATCTTAGCCATCATCTCGCGGTGTTCTTTCATCGGATCTGAAATCTTAGCGATCATCTCGCGATGTTCTTTCATCGGGTCTGAAATCTTAGCCATCATCTCGCGGTGTTCTTTCATCGGATCTGAAATCTTAGCCATCATCTCACGATATTCTTTCATCGGGTCTGAAATTTTAGCCATCGTCTCACGATATTCATTCATCGGGTCTGAAATTTTAGCCATCATCTCGCGATATTCTTTTAGCGGGTCTTTAAATCTATTCATTCAAACCTCAAATTTGACGTTGATAATACTGAGAGCTAACAAGGCTCCAGTAAATCATTGAAATTATTGGAGTCAAAGTAAACTTTATTAAACTCACTTTTGGACATTGATGCGTTAGTGTAAAGGGTCTAAAAGTGAGTGGTGGGATTAGTAAATAATGAATATCTATTAAAGTTTACACTGACCCTACATATCAATTTCTAGTACCAATCATGCCCGTTCTCTTCAACAGAAACCTCAATACCATTGGATGTTTCCCTTATATAGAGACCATCATCCGAAGCATTTTCTAGCACTCCATCATTAAACTCATAGTATAGAAATATCTCAACGGTAAATGTGGTGGATATAACTTCTGTTCTTGATGTGCTATCAAACGTAAACATTCGTCCTTCTTCGCGATCATATATACCATTGTTAAAATCTGGCCCTGTTACAGTTACCTCAAACACTACATCTATATCGAAGGTAATTTGGCTCTCTTCGTCGTCTATATACAGTACTGAAGGATCAATATCACCTAAATTTAAAACAGTTAAACCATCATCAACCTCTGCATCTTCCCAAGTTGAAGAGTTGTATACTTCGCAGTCTTCGAGGTAATCGGAGATTTTTAGCTTTATCGCGCCTTCGTTTGCAATAAAATATTGCTTTACCTGCTCGTGTCTTACGCTAGTGTGGGTAGTATAGATATCCAAGAGTCTGTCAAGTGACTCAACAGAAATGAAGTGGGGATCTCCGTCACAATATGCTTTCAGATCCCCATCATCAGATACAATATAAATTTTTTCATCGTCTTGAAGATAAGACTTCAATGACAAAATAGAAATTGCATCAGGGAATTCTGATTTCTTTTTGCCATCACCAAACGGTGCTTCTTTGTTGAAATAAAGGGACAACAATTCTTCTGCAT